GGGACTATGGCTCTCTTGGTCGTACTGCTTGGGTTGATCAATCTGTGCTTGGGCCTCCCATTGGTGCTGGGTCTGATAATTACCTATATCAGCACGAAATAGGAAACGATGCGGCCAGCGGTACATCGACAACGGCCATGCTGTCTTCGTTCCAGACTGGCTTCTTCCAGCTCAACGAAGCCGATGATCTGATCTTTATCGACCAGATTTGGCCGGACATGAAGTGGGGTACATACAGCGGTTCGCAGAACGCCACGGTGCAGATTACATTCTACGTGACCAACTACCCCGGTGATGCGGTGACAGCCTATGGCCCCTACAATATGACGCAGGCAACGGAATATATCTCCGTCCGCATCCGTGCCCGTCTGATGTCCATTGGTGTGTCTTCCAGCGACGTGGGCACCTTCTGGCGTCTGGGCGCTATCAGGTATCGGTTCCAACCGGATGGGAAATTCTAATGGTGACGTCCAAAGTCCCCATGCATTTGATTAGATGCTTTTTTGTAAGCCTCATGGGCTTCTTCAGGCGTGTCAAAATGGCATCCAAGGTTTTTACTTTTTCCCTCAACCTTAATCCATGCCCCCCATTTTCCACTAGATTTGATCTTGGAAACACCTTTGTATCCAGATGTATTAGATTTTGGAATTTTTCGATTTGCTCCATTTTGAACATGGTCGCATTCTCTCAAATTATTGGCACAATTATTTGCGGGATTTCCATCAATATGATCAATCAACTTTTGTGGCCAACTTCCGGTTATGAAAAGCCAAGCCAATCTTTGAGCATTATAAAGTCGATAATCAATACTAATTCGAACATACCCATTAGTGTTGACACAACCAGCGGCCATGCCTTGTTGTCGGCGGCCCCTTCGATTTATTTTCCATGTAAAGTTTCCAGTTTCTGGGTTATAATCCAGAAGTTCAAAAACGCGGCACGTTGTGATTTCATTTTCCATAATATTATCATGTCATCTCAGATGACATTAGTCAAGTAGGAGGTTGCCATCGCATCCTTAGACGATATCCTGACGACCCAGAAGAACGGCGTTCAAGGCATCAACGCTCTGAACCACACAACGCAAAACCTTGCCGGTACGATTAATACCTATGAAATAACGGCTGCGACATACTTTGCCACACCGATTGGCTGGGTTGCCAAGGTCAGCGTCATTGTTGCCGGTTCCACAACAGGCACAATATATGACGCTAATTCGGTGGCCACAGCGGTCACTGGATCCCGTTTGGCAATCATTCCCAACACCGTCGGCATTTACGCCATCAATATGCCTGTCAATAAAGGCATCGTCATCACCCCCGGTTCCGGCATGATCGTCGCCGTCTCCTATAGTTGAGGTTGCTATGCCGCTATCGAAGGGCAAGTCCCAGAAAACAATCAGCCACAACATCGGCGAAATGATGCATGCCGGACATCCGCAGGATCAGGCCGTTGCCGCTGCACTGAATACGGCCAAACATTCGCGCCTTGCTGGCGGTGGCATGGGGGAACAGGTTGCCTTGGGTCTGGGAGCGCCTAAGCATCAGGTACATGTGGGCCCGATCCACAGCCCCGTCGCTGGCCGCACCGATCACCTTCCAATGAATGTGCCGTCGGGATCCTATGTGATCCCCGCCGACATCATCGGCGCAATGGGCGAAGGCAACACGATGGCAGGTTTTAAGATCGCCAAGCGCATGTTTTCGTCAAAGCCGTACATGGATCATGGTGCCACGCCCTACGGGGCTGGTAATGCGCCCTACAATAGCCCCAAGGCTCCGTACAATGCTTCTGGCATGCCATATAGCAACAGTGCCGGTCCATATGGTTCAAAGCTTGCCACGGGCGGAGCAGCACCGGTCGAGATCGTTGCAGCCGGTGGCGAATATGTTATTGAACCAGATGACGTCACCCGCATCGGTGGCGGTGACATCGACCATGGCCACGAAATCCTCGACCACTTCGTGACCGGATACCGCAAGAAAACGATTGATACATTGAAGAAACTTCCCGGCCCAAAGAGAGATTAAAATGGAACCAACGATTAGATTAGGAACACCCGCCGACGAAACCGCCATGCTAAAGCTGGCGCTAGATGCGTGGGAAGAAAATGGCATTAAGGACGTTAACCCGCAGAAAATGCTAGGCATGATCAAGCCTGCTTTGTATCTTTGGCAGGGGCTAGTTGGAATTATCGGGGAGCCGGGCGAAAAGATTGAGGGTGCGGTCCTTTTACGAATGAGCCAGATGTGGTATTCGGATGCTTGGATGCTCGAAGAGAAGGCAATTTTTGTCGATCCCGAGTTTCGAAGCGCAAAGGGCGGTAGGGCGCGTCGCCTTTGTGATTTCTCGAAGAAGGTTGCTGATGAGCTTAACCTTCCATTGATTATCGGCGTTCTGTCAAATCATCGCACAGAAGCCAAAGTAAAACTATACGAGCGCTCGTTCGGCCCACCGGCTGGCGCTTTCTTCCTATACAACGTCCAGACCGGACACGCGGAGCAATAACATGGGTGGTAAAACTGGAACAACGACTTCAAGCGTAGCCATTCCACCAGAGGTATTGGCTCGGTACAACGCTGTCAATACTCAAGCTCAAGCTACAGCCGGTACGCCGTTTCAGCAATATAGCACTGATCCTAATGCTTTTGTCGCGCCTCTAAATCAACAGCAGCAAGCAGGTATCCAAAACATTAACCAGCAAGCTAATGCTGCCCAACCCGCCTACCAACAGGCTTACGATGTAACTCAGGGTGGTATCAACCAAGTTCAAGGCGCTCAAAACATTGCTCAGCCTGCGTATATGGCGGGATTGGCTGGTACTGCCGCTGCTTATCAGGGATATACCCCACAAGGATATCAGCAGGGCGTTCAAAACTATATGAATCCATTCGTCAATCAGGCAATGGGTGCCACTGCAGCTCAGTTACAAAATATCAATCAGCAGCAACAACAGCAGCTTAAAGGAAATGCTATCACCCAAGGAGCTTTTGGTGGTGACCGTTCAAATCTTGCGCAGGATGCTTTAATTAATCAACAGAACCTTGCTTCTGGTCAAACTCTTGGCCAAATGGCTAGTCAGGGTTATCAGTCCGCTGCACAAAATTATCTGTCCGGTCTTGGTGCTCAGGGGCAACTTGCAAACCAAATGGGTAGCCTTGGCGCTGGGCAGCAGGCAGCTGCATTGCAAGGCGTCCCCCTTACGTATGCTGGCGCTTCCCAGCTTGGAACTCTTGGGGCTGGTGCTCAAACAGCCGGTCTTCAGGGGGCGCAGGCACAGGTTGGTGCCGGTACGCTCGGTCAGCAAACCACGCAGGCTGGACAGTCGGCACTGTACAACCAGTTCCAGCAGCAGCAAGCCTATCCATTCCAAGTGGCGCAATTCCTTGCAAACATTGCAGAAGGCACCGGCGCACTGTCTGGCTCGACCACGACTACGACGGCACCGCAGTCATGGTTCTCATCAGATGCACGGCTTAAAGAAGACATCAAGCGCGTTGGCACGGCCAAGAACGGCCTGCCGATCTATACCTTTAAGTACAAGGGAGATGACACTGAGCAGACCCATACCGGTTATATGGCTCAGGACGTTGAAAAGATCCATCCTGAGGCCGTTGGCGAATCGCATGGCTTTAAGACCGTTAATTATGAACAAGCTTCGAAGCCGGTGCATCGGGCATCGGGCGGTGCCACAAATTCTGAGGGTGGCGTCGTAGCCCCGCAGCATGCCGCAGAAGGTTATTTTAACGGCGGCGATGTCGTATCGCCGTATGATCTATCGGCCATCTTAGCATCGCAGCAGCAGTCCTATGCTCCTTTTGAAAAAAGCGGTATTTATGGCGGCTCCCCAGCCGGTACGCCGGGTGGCAAGGGCGTTGTTCCAGCGGCAAACCTCCCAGTCGCCCATCTAGGCATTGCCAATCCTGCTCGTGCGCAGCAGGGCGACACGCTTATGGGTGACGTGCAGGGTGCCATGAATATTGGCGATACCATTAAAAAGGCAAACGATTATCGCAAGGATATTGTTGGTCATCCTGCCGCGCCTGCACAGGCTGCAATTCCTGCTGACCCAAAAACTGGCGCAGCGGCTGTAGCAGCCGTCCCTGCCCAAAATGCAACTGGCCTAGAGTGGTTAAAAACCCTTGGTCAGCCACAAGGGCAGGCCCACGGCGGCGTTGTCGGTTATGCAGACGGCGGCGATGTTTCGCCATATGATACTAACGATGATCCGATGTCTAAAGTCGTATCCAATACTGAAAAAGATAAAAATCAGCATGGTTTGATGACTGCTCAAAACCCAACTGGACAACCATCAAGCACTATTGGCGATCTTGGTAAGATTGTTAATATGGGTGAAACGGCGTCTAAAATACCTGGCATGGCATCTAGCATTGGATCTGCTATTTCAGGCCTTGGCGGACCTGCCTCAATGGCTCCTACTGCAATTGGTAATGGTATGGGCGGCATCTCAGGTCTTGCGGGAGCGGGAGCTGGAGCTGCAGGAGCAGGTGAAGCTGCGGCTGGCCTTGGTGCCGAAGCTGCAGGCCTTGGGGCTGCTGGTGCCGAAGCTGCAGGCCTTGGGGCTGCTGGTGCCGGAGCTGCAGAAGCTGGTGCGGCTGACTTGTTGCCAATGTTACTTCTGGCTAACCGTGGCGGTGCTATGAAGGCTCCGCATCATTTAGCTAACGGCGGTGTTGCCGATCGTGAACATCATGCTGATGGTGGCGATGCTGGGTCTGCTCCAGCAGGTGGCGTTGTCGCTCCTGCAGATGATAGTTTTGACACATCGAATGATGGTTTCACGAGTGCGGTTCCTCAGCATTGGAAGCCATTACTTTCTGCGATTAAGCAGCCAGAAAGCGGCGGTCAATACGACATTCAAAATGGCGGCAAGGGTCGAGTTGACCTTAATGCGCCACATCCCGGAGTTGTTGGGCCAGATGGCAAGAGCACCGCTACGGGCGCTTATCAATTTGTCAAGGACACATGGGATCGGACAACTGGCAACGCGCCAATGACCCCTAAAAATCAAGATGCAGCAGCGATTAAGCTTGCGTCGCAAGATTACAATAAGCGTACCGGACGCGATCTGGATGCTGACCTTCAAAGCAACGGTGTTACGCCAGAAATGAAGGCGGCGCTTTCCCCGACATGGGCAGGCCTTGCAGATCGTCCAGCGCCGAATGCCGCGCCAGCCGCAAGTCAATTGAATGATGGTAAAGGTGGATTCCAAGCGCCTGATGGCGACCAACCACAACAACCATCCCCGCTTAAGGGTATCGGCGATGCGCTTACCAGCGAACAGTTTTTAATTCCGCTTTTGGCAGGCATTGGTACAATGGCCGGGTCAAACAGCCGGTATCTTGGTGCTGCCATTCTTCAAGGCATTGGTGGCGGCGCTAAGGCTTATGAAGACGTGCAGAGCAATTTGATGCAGCGCCAATTGGATCAGCCGATGGCACAGAGCCGCAACATTGCTGTCGCCAACCAGCTTCAAAGCGGTCTTGTCGAATACAATGCCACACGTTCTGCATCGGGCCTTCCTCCGGTATCCCTGCAAGAATACGCACGGGTTTCAGGGTATAAGGGAGCATTGCCTGAAGGCATTCAAGACACGAGTTCTGCGCAGCCTTCTGGGCAAGGCTTTAGCTATTCAATTCCAGAAATGAATAGTCTTAGCATCAACCGCAATGGCGTAAATATTCCGGCCATGAACGATCAAGGGTACCTTAGAGCCTTTATTGCCAAAAACGCAGGCATTCAGTCACTCTATATGAAGGGTGCTGTTGAATCAGCGCAGCATAACCTTGATCAAATTGTTGCCAATCAAAGGACACAGAATGTCGCTGGCGAAACTGTAAACGCCCCCGGTGCGATTAGTGCTGGGCAACAATCCACACTGGCTGGGCAACGTATGGCGCAATCTGGCGACTTCGTTAATCAAGCGATCGCGTTCAATCGGGCTGCACCTAACATTAAGCAAAACCTGACCGATTTGGAGAATGTCTATTCCCAATTTAGGTCTGGTGCTGACACCGCACGAGCATCATTCCAGCAGCTTATGACGGCCCTTGATCCTCAAGGAAATTACCCATCGCTTCATGATGCTGATGCTTCAAACTATCAAAGCGCACTGAAGGGTGCGGCATCTCTTATGACGGCCCAATTGGCTGGCTTGCCTGCCGGTGCGCCGAAGGCTGAACTCGAAGCATTGCAGCGGCAAATTGCCAATCCAAACATGGAGCCCGGCGCTGTCCATCATATTATTTCTCGTGCAAAGGCATCGGTCAATTATCAAGACAAAATGAATATGGGTTACAAGCCCGAAGAGCAGAATTATGATGTCCAAGGATATCAAAATAAATTCTTGTCGGCTCCTGAAAACGACTATGAAAAGTTTGTCAACCAAACTGAGGCTGCAATGAAGCCCGGTGCTGGCATGACAGGAAATATCACGCCAGAGGCGGGTAAAGTCTACCAAGACGCCAATGGCAATAAAGCCCGTTGGGATGGCTCCAAGTACATAAAGGTGCAATAATGGCTGATCCTGAGGTTCTGCATGATTTTAACCCCATTGGCCCTGCTGATGAGGAGGCCACAGGCTTTAAACCTGTCGGCGAAGTTGGAGCTGACTTTAAGCCAACCCAAAAGGCAAAGCCTGATGTTGGGAGCTTGGAATCATTCGGGCGCGGCGCGGCGAATGCTTTCGCGCTTGGGTATTCTCCGCAACTAATTGCAGCCATAAATTCGGGGCACATGCCCGGTAGCAATGACCCAGAATACCTGAACGAGCTTGCCAAACAAAAATCATCCAATGAGGAGGCTTGGAATCAACACCCATGGCTTTATGGAACAGGCATGGCTGCTGCGGCAATTCCGGCTGCTGCTAACGCTGTCCTTGCTGGCCCAGAGGAGGCCGCCGCAGCAGGCGGTGCTGGCTTATTGGCAGAGTCTGGCAACATTGGAAGTTTAGCTGGTGCAGGCCTACGCTCCCTAACTGGTGGGGCTGGTCTGGCTGGCAAGGCCGCAAGCGTATTGGAAAATCCACTTGCCCAAGGGGCTGTCTACGGCTCTTCAGAAGGCGATACGCTGGGGGATAAAGTTAGCGGTGCCATCGCAGGAGCAGCAGGGGCAAAGGTAGCCCCTATGCTTCTAGGAGCGGCAGGCAAGGGCATTGGCGCACTCGGGGCTAAGATCGCACCTGAATTTTCCGATCAGGTCTCACAGGCGCTTAATAATGGCATTTCAAAGGGTCATATCGCAGGCGCAATCGGCGATGATGTGGGCTTTAGTGTTCCGGCATTCGTTGCGTCTGATAGCAACCCATCTGCATTTGCTTCAAATCTTGACTTGCGTAGCTCTATGGCAAACGCTTCAAACAAGACTGTAAACGAAATTGGCGGGAAGCTTGCGGATATCGCTGGCGATGCAAACACCAATGACACAGGCGAAGCAATCCGTAACACCATTGGAAACTGGGCAAAGGACGACCAAAGCCCATATGGTTTTGAATCTGCTTTAAACAGCGCCTTTAAGCCAGTTGAAGAATTTAGGTCAAATCCAGCTAGGTTTAATATGACGAATATGCAGGCTGCTGCTGATGCAGTCCGCAATTCATCGATGGCTTCAATTTCCGATGTAGAGCCTACATTGGCAATTATTGCTAAGGCCGAATCGGTTCCAAACGGTCTGTCATTTGAAGACATGCATAATCTTCGCAGGTTCATTGCAAAGGGCATTGACTTTAATCGAGGACCAAGCGGCCAAAATTTGGATGAAAGCATCCTTAAGAGGCTATATGGTTCTGTAACAGAAGACATGCGCGGCGCTGCAGGCTCTCTCGGTGGCGAAGAAGGGGCTGCGGCTTTTAACGCTGCAAACGCCGATGCAGCCGACCTCTACAAGTTGCGGTCAAGCGTCCTTCGCATGACTGGCAATCCAGACGTCAATGGTGCTAGAGCAAAAACCGGTGACCAAATTTATAAAGGCATCGAATCTGCAGCCTTAAAAAACACATCTGGGCCAAACTTTACCGATGCTGCAAACCTGCAAAACGTACTGAGCAAGTACGATCCGTCCACATGGGATAAGGTCGGACAGACATATGTTGCAAAAAACATTGCCCCAAATGGCAATTTTTCATTCAACAATTTAAGCAGAAAATACGGCACAGACCTTCATCCTCAAGGGAAAAGTTTGCTGTTTGATGGTGGAGCATCGGATGATCTTCGCCAAACTTTAAACAAGGTAGAAACCTTTGGCAATTTGCCTAGCGGCAATAATGTTGTCGGCAATCACATTGATGAATTGGCAAAAAAATCAAGCGGAGGCCTTGGTAATAAAAAAGGCCTTTTAGGCGAATTGGGTGCCGGTGCCGCCGAATCATTGATCCTCGGCGGCCTTCCAATAAAGACGCTTGGGACAGCCGGTGCGGCCAGTGTTTTGGGCAATTTAAGTGCCCGTGACATTGCTAGGCCATTGTCGAAATACACACCAACGACTGGTCAAAAAATTGTGGGTCAAGCCCTTCAAAAGAGCGCACCTCTCATTGGGGCGCAAGCCATTAACCCATTGGGGGCAGGAGCTGTAAAGGCCGGTGGGCAATATGCCATTATGAAGGGCTTACAACAGGTTCCACCATATTTATTTTCCAGTGGGCAGGCCGCTGGCGGTCGCATAGGCCGCAAAAGCGGCGGTCGAACAACTGGCGCTGCAAAAGCTAAGGCTGACCAGTTGATTGCTATGGTGGATCGTATTAAGAAGGACGAGGGCGAGGGCACGAAGCCTTTGCTCAACGTGGATGATACAACCATCGCCAAGGCGCTGGAAATCGCAAACAGGGGTATCTAATGGACAATTTAGAAGTAGAACTGAAGCTCACCGTGGCGCACGTCAATGCCATCCTAAAGCACCTTGCGAAGGGTGCCTATGAAGAGGTTTCAGAAGTGATCGCGATGCTTCATTCGCAGGCCAAGCCGCAAGTCGAGGCGGCAACGACAGCGGCACAGGTCGCAGAATAAAAAAGAAGCCCGGTGCAAGCCGGGCTTTTTTATTACACGAATTTATCGTAGGCCAGTTCTCGGATGACGTATCCGCCGAGCTTCGACGAATACCGCGCCACGTCGAACCCATCGTGGTTGTCGCATAGGTACATCACCATAATGGCAAAGATCATGCTGTCGCCGTAGTAGGCGATGATATCGGCTGCCGGGTCAAAGTCTTCCATCCGTTCTGCAACCTTGTGTTCGAAGCGATGAATGTTTTCATCGCCAATCAGGTTGTCAAACATGGGAAGGTCGCTGACGTAGACGACCGATTCGGCGAGGGTATTTAGCTCGGTTGGGTCAAACCGAAAGCTTGGGTTAGGTACGAAGACCCTCTTGTATTTTTCCATCTACGAATTCCTGCTCTTCCATAAAGAAGTCCCAAAGGGGCATCTCGGATTTCAACTCGATCAACATACGATCTGCTTCTTCTTTTGTCATATCGTTGTCGATAATGATAGATGGCTGGCGCATAAAGTCGCGGCGTTCGCCTCTAATCTGGAACCACGTCATGATCATAATCCCTCAAAGTCTCACGGGCTTTGTCCAAGGCACCCAGCATGAATGGCGTAAGATCACCCTTTGGCCGCGCACTTTTCGGACGTGTTAGGTCTGATTTATACTCTTCCATAACATTAATGCAAAACACCAATGCCCGTTTATATTCGTCGGAAGCCTTCCCAATCTTGTGGATGAAGTCCGCAGTGTCGGGAAGGTTCTGCTCACGGCAGCGCAAGGCATGGTCGAAGTGCTTCGGGAAACGATCAGCGCGGGGCATTGGCGGCTCTTTCTGCTAATTCTATTTGGCGCATTCTAAAACTTTCCTCTATTGTTGGTCGATGCTCCTTAATAGTTGGGGCGCGTTTCCCATCTGGAATGTCTTTTAGTGCTTCTTTTGCAATAGAACCAATAAAGTGAGATGATGCCTTAGTTTTCCAACGATTATATTCAAATTGGATATTAATTAAAGCATCCCTAAATTGGTCCCTTTCTTTTTTAAGGGCCATTAATCCTTCTAAAGCATTGTCTCGGTGGCGTTCTGCATCTGCCAATTTCTTACGAAGGTCCACAACGTGAGCCAGCGTCACATCATCGGCATGGCGGTCGGCTGGGGCATACGGCCCCAACCAACGAACATCTGACATCATCTTCTTGCTACGATATCCCGTCATCTCAGGCGCTCCCTTAACGCACATGGTTTTCTAGCTCCATGATAGCACCGACGCCTGCAAACAAACCCAAGATACCACTGAAAAGACACCACATTGCAAGCCATATGGTTGTGGCGTTAGATGCAACCGAATCATTTAGGGCATTAGCGCACCAGTAGCTGGTTAATATTAAAAAAACCGTTGCTGCCACATACATCCAAAACTTTCTCATCCTTCCATCGCCTTTGTTAAATCTAGAGTTACGGTTGGCAAATTGGTGGGGCTAGTTTGTCCGCCGAGCTTGGCATATCCCTCAATGTCGTCCCAATGATCGCGGAAGTCCTTGTCGCCACTCAGGAGCCTCGCCAGCTTGACTGAGATCATCTCCAGAGCCTCCTTCTGGCCATCGCTCAGGCGCTCCCAGTTCTTACCGCTCCGCAGCACATCTTTGATGGCTTGGCTAAGGTTGGCGTTGTCGCGGTAGTTTCCGTGGGTTTTCTCGCGTGTGTTTAGTAAATTACTCATTTTACCCTCTTTGTGATTAAATTCATGATCTTCGTATAAACGATCCGCAGCCACATAAGCCGCTTCTCGGTCTTCGCTTGCGCTTCCGCCTTTACCC